CAACAATTAATTTAGGTGGTGCAACAATAGATTCAGACGGAACTGGTACTGTATCAGTATCAGCGACAGGTGTAACATTACCTAGAGAATCAAAAGATGAAGATGGTAATAAACTTTCTATACAAGGTTCAGGTGCAACAGGTCAAGCAATTAGAAAAGTACCATTTTTTACAGCGTCTGGAGGTTTATCAACACCTAATAAAAGATTTGAATTTAATGCTACAATTGAAAGTAGAACTGCTTTTGGAGACGCTAATCATACATTTACTAAGACAAACGGCTCTAGTGGATTAGCAAGTGCCGATATAACTCTATTTCAATTTTAGATAAATAGTAGACAAAAGAGAGGAAAGAGATGTCAGCTAAAACACCGATACGAGGCGTATTTGATAGTGGTACAGCCACAGGACTTGCCGAGTTTCAATCAGGCGAATTTATAGCGCTCACACATGGTGGGTTAGGTGCCTCTTTATCTATTGGTTCAGCAGGACAAGTCTTAAAAGTAAATTCAGGTGGCACAGCAATAGAATTTGGCTCTGTTGAGACTGTATTAAATATAGATGGCGCCACAGACGGTGCAGGTATTACATTAGTACCTACAGATAAATTTTTAGTATCTGATAATGGTACTGAAAAGAAAATAAATGCACAAGATTTAAAATTTAGTATTGCAGATGAATCTTCAACTTCATCATCAATAGGAATTACAGATACATTAACTGTAACAGGTGGTGAGGGTATTGATACATCAATTTCTCAAAAAACAATTACTATTGCAGGAGAGGACGCTACAACATCTAATAAGGGTATTGCTAGTTTTAGTAGTAGTGATTTTTCTGTATCAAGTGGTGCAGTAACAGTCAAGTCAAGTGGTATTACAAATACGCAACTTGCAGGTTCAATCGCAAATGATAAATTATCAAACTCATCTATCACAGTTACAGATGGTTCAAGCTCAACTGCTACTGCTTTAGGTGGCACAATTACATTTACTGCTGGTGAAGGTATGGATGTATCAGAATCATCTGGCACACTAACTTTTGCTGGTGAAGACGCTACATCATCTAATAAGGGTATTGCAAGTTTTAGCACAGATAATTTTTCTGTATCAAGTGGTGCAGTTACAATTAAAGATAGTGGTGTATCAAATGATGAATTAGCAGGTTCAATTGCAAATTCTAAATTAGCAAACTCATCAGTAAACTTTGGTGGAATAACAGTAGCGCTTGGTGCTTCTGATACAACACCTGCTTTTGATTTAACAGACGCTACTAATTATCCAACATCTTCATTAACAGGCACGATTACAAATGCTCAATTAGCAGGTTCTATTGCAAATTCAAAATTAGCAAATTCAAGTTTTACTCTTGTTGATACATCTTCAACATCAACAACATTATCACTAGGTGAAACATTAAAAATTCAAGGTACTTCAAATGAAGTAGATACATCAGTTAGTGGTGATACAATAACAATAGGGTTGCCTAATAATGTTACTATTGCAGGAAATCTAACTGTAAATGGAACTACAACAACTGTATCATCTACAAATACAGTAATTAGTGATAAACTATTAGAATTAGCAAATGGTGCTACAGGGTCACCTTCTGGTGATACTGGTATCGTAATCGAAAGAGGTAGTTCCAATAATGCGTTTATGGGTTTTGATGAGAGCGCTGATAAATTTATTGTTGGCACAGGAACTTTTACAGGTGCCTCTACAGGTGACTTAACTATCACAACAGGCACACTTGTGGCAAATGTTGAAGGTAATTTAACAGGTAATGTAACAGGTAATACTTCTGGTTCATCTGGTTCTACAACAGGAAATGCAGCCACAGCCACAGCACTAGAAACTGCTAGAAATATAAATGGTGTATCTTTTGATGGTACAGCAAATATAGATATAGGTTCAGTAACATCAGGTTCAACAAGTATCACTACAAATCTAGGTGCTAGAACTTTTGAGACTGAGAGTTTAGACACACCTGTTGGGTTTATTACTATAAACATAGGGGGAACTAACTATAAATTGCCCTTCTTTAATGCATAAATAGTATAGAGGAAAGAAATATGGCAAACCCAAATACAAGAGAAACACTAAAACAATATTGTTTACGAGCATTAGGTAAACCTGTAATTGAAATAAATGTTGATGATGACCAACTAGAAGATAGACTAGATGAAAGTTTACAGTATTTTGCTCAATATCACACAGATGGTATTCGTAGAACTTATTTAAAATATAAACTAACAGATGATGATAAAACTAGATTAAAAAATACAACTAGAGGTAGTGAATCTGCTACAGACTTAGAAGAATCAGATGTATCAACAACACACTTTGAACAAGACAATTATCTTGTCATACCTGATAGTGTAATATCAGTAACTAATATATTTCCGTTTTCTGATAAAGGTAATTTAAATTTATTTGATGTTAGATATCAATTAAGACTAAATGACTTGTATGATTTTTCTTCTACATCAGTAATTAACTATGATGTAGTATTAAGACACTTAGATTTCTTAGACCATATTTTAGTAGGAGAAAAACCTCTTAGATATAATCAGTTAGATAATAGATTATATATTGATATGGATTGGGCAAACGATTTAGATGTAGATGAGTTTTTAATTATAGACTGTTATCGTAAATTAGACCCAGCTACATTTACAGATGTATTTAATGACATATGGGTCAAGAGATACACAACACAAAAATTTAAATTACAATGGGGTCAAAACTTAGCGAAATTTGCTGGTGTAACAATGATAGGTGGCGTATCTCTAAATGGTAATGAGATAATGCAACAAGCAGAAGCTGAGATTATGAAACTAGAGCAAGAAGTACGAACAAACTATGAGGAACCACCTCACCTGATAATGGGATAACGCCATGCCAACAAATCATTATTTTCAAGGTGGCAACGGCATAGGTTCTACAGAAGAAAAAAGACTTTATGAAAATTTAATTATCGAAGGTCTAAAAATTTATGGCCACGATGTCTATTACCTACCTAGAACTTTAGTCAATAAAGACCTAATACTTGGCGAAGATGTTGCAAGTAAATTTAATGCAGCCTATCTTTGTGAAATGTATATGGATTCAACTGAGGGATTTGCTGGCGAACAAGAATTAGTAACTAAATTTGGATTAGAAATTAGAGAAGATACTACATTTACAGTATCTAAAAGAAGGTGGGAAGATTTAGTCGGAGACCCTGCTACACAAATAGTTTCTGATAGACCTAACGAAGGTGATGTTATTTACATGCCTTTAATGAATAGTTTTTTTGAGATACTATTTGTTGAAGACCAAGAACCTTTCTTTCAATTAGGCAACTTACCTGTTTACAAACTAAGAGTAACTAGATTCGAGTACTCATCAGAGAGACTTGATACTGGCGTTGCGGATATTGACGCCGCTGAAGATAAATTCTCACTTGATATGTTGGCACATCAAATGAGTTTAGAAAACGAAGATGGTGCTTTACTACTTGAAAATGATAGAGCAAGTGGCGACCCTAACTACTTCTTACTTGAAACTTATGCTGTACAAACACAATCGCCATATGCAGATAATATTGATTTAGATAATGAAGCAGGATTTGATACAGCAAGTGTAGGTGATGATATACTAGACTTTACAGAACGAAATCCATTTGGTGAGGTAGACTTTTAATGTTCGGTGATTATTTTTACAATCAGACTTTAAGAAAAATGACAATTGCGTTTGGTCAAATATTTAATAATATTCAAATCAAACGGAAAGATTCTAACGGAAATGTTGTTCAATCAATTAAGGTGCCTTTAGCATATGCACCTAAAGAGAAGTTTCTTACAAGACTAGACCAACAACCTAATTTAAATGATAGACAATTTGCAGTTACATTACCTAGATTATCTTTTGAGATAACAGGTCTTTCATATGACGCTGAAAGAAAACTTACAAGAATACAAAAGTATAAAACTGTAAAATCTAATATTGATGGTAAAGTTATGAACTTTAATTATACACCTGTGCCATATAATTTAAGTTTTTCTCTATATTCATTTACAGCAAGTGCTGAAGCAGGTCTTCAAATAGTAGAACAAATACTACCATTTTTTCAACCAGATTATACTGTTACGATAAATGCAATACCAGAATTAAGTATAAAAAGAGATGTGCCTATTGTATTAAATAGTGTTAATTATTCAGATACTTATGATGGTGGTTATACAACAAGAAGAGCAGTTATATACACAATGAACTTTACTGCTAAAACTTATTTATTTGGTCCTGACAATACAAGTAAAACAATTAAAACTGTGCAGGTCGATTTGTATGATGATACTGATACAACAAATAAAGCAAGAGAACAAAGAATTACAGTAACACCTGATCCTACAAGTGCTGACGCAGATGATGATTTTGGGTTTACAACTACGGTTGACTTCTTTGAAGATAGTAAAAAATATAACGTGACAACAGATAGTGATGAATAATTATGTCAAAATTCGATTTAAATAAAGTAGAAGAAATACTAGGTATTGAAAGTAAAC